CCAGGCGTCGGCAGGGGCGAACACGAACGACTCGCCGCGCTCGGTCGGCCAGACCCTGCGCGTGATCTCGACCAACAACACCAACCTCCAGGGCTACGACCGGTACGTCAAGGTGACTGGTACTGTCACCAACATCAACCTGCCTCCGATCGGGGGCAACGCCACTGGAACGTCGTCGCAGCACCGCTACCCGGGGATCATCACGATCCGCAACGCCGTCACGTCCGGCAGCATCACGGTCAGCGGCCGGACCGGTGGCACCGACGACACGATCGACGGCGCAGCCACAGTCACCCTCGCCAACGGGGCGACAGCATCGTTCGTCCCCGACGGCGCCAACTGGGTGCAGATGTAGCCTAGGCACATGCCTATCGGAGGAGCAGCAAGTGGCGGGGCCCCCGCAGTACACGGTGCCCTGCACCTCGGCGACGGCGCCGACCCCATCGACTGGAGCACGGTTCATGGCCGCGGTTCTCTCGGTGCGATCCCGGCGGCCTCCGCGGACAACGAGGGCTACCTCTACTTCTCGACGTCCGACAGCGTCCTCTACCGGTCGACCGGATCCATCTGGGAGTCGGTCGCCCAGGCCCCCGACAGCGACCTCGCGGCCCTAGCCGCGCTCACTGGCACCGGCCTGGTAGCCCGCACCGGCGCTGGCACAGCAGCTACGCGGACACTCCAGGCAGGCTCCGGCATCACCATCGCCAACGGCGACGGCGTAGCTGGCGACCCTTCCGTTGCTGCCAACCCCGGCAAGGTCGGCGGCCTGTTCGTGTGGTGCCACTCGTACGGCCAGCTCTCTGGCATCCCCGGCGCGACGCTCGGCACCGGCGGCAACGAACGCGCCGGGAACTTCACTCGTCGCTTCGCTGCCGCGCTCGGCGTGCCGAGCTCGGAGATCCTGCTGATCGGCAAGTCCGGTGCGCAGGCCGCCTCCCCGCAGATCGGCGACACCGGCGAACAGCAAGGCGTCGGCGCCGTCCTGCGTTGGTGGAGCCCGCAGCACCTCTACTCCGGCCAGAACCAGGCGCTCCGATGGACAAGCCGTGCTCGCGGCGCGTTCTGCGCCGTGATGCTCGGCGTGAACGACCCAGCGCGTGACACGTCTGGGCTGTCGCTCGGCATCACGCTCAACGCCTACAAGCACGGGATCCGCACCGCGGTGTCTCGCCTGCGCGCTGCTGCCGTCGCGTTCTACAACGACGCCACGATCGCGTACACCGGCACTTGGTCCGACGTCACGACGACGACGGCGTCGCGCGGAACGGTGAAGCGCACGTCGACACTGAACGACTTCTTCACGATCACGCTTCCCCCGACGTTCCGAGGTGGTGTCGTCGGGCTCGTCTACCACGGCAACGTCAACACGGGCTCGGCTCCCGCCGCGACGACTGGGACGACCGTTACCTACTCGGGCACGGCAGGCGTCACCGGCACGACGGTGCTCGCTGGGCAGGGATGCGCCGGTGCCCGCATCCAGGTCACGCATCGCGTCACGCTCACGGCGGCCGCAGCGGGCAAGACGATCATCGGCACGCTCACCGCAAAGAATTCGGGCGAGACACTCGACTTCGACTCGTGGCACATCGAGGACGACAACCACGCTGGCGTGATGCTCGTCAACCAGCCCTTGCAGTGGTTCGCCTCGACCGCAGGCTTCTTCGCGCCGCACAACATCGTGCTGCTCGCCCCGTACGGCTACGACTTCAACGACGGCCTCGCAGCCGTCGCCGCCGAGTTCCCGTCGTCCGTGTTCGTCGCCGATGCCGAGGCATACTTCGATGCCCGGTTCAAGGCCACCGTCTCCGGCGCGATCACAGCGAACGCCACCCCGAACCTCGCAGCGCAGACCATCCGCATCATCCCCACGAACGCGGCGCTCTGCACGATCGACGTCGGCTCGATCCTGCGTGTCCGCGCCAAGGAAGAGTTCCTCGTTACCGCCAAGGACACGACCAACGGCGGGCTGAACGACGGCAAGTGGCTGCTCACCGTCACCCGGAACTACACCGGCTCGAACGAGTCGGGCACCGACGCGACGAACAACGTCGCTACCAGCAGCGGCGAAGCGATCTTCGACTGCTCCTGGCTGCTGCCCGACCGGATTCACCCGTCCGACTACGGCCACGCTCTGCTCGCCGAGGTGATGATCCGCGCGTTCGCCAGCATCTCCTACTCTGAGACGAACGCGGCCAAGTCGGGCCAGTTCGCGCTGTCGGACCACCCGAAGCCGCCTGACGGCGACTGCTACTACTGGCCGCGTGGCGGTACTCGAACCACGATCACCGCAGGACAGCAGACCGCAGACGAGATCCAGGCGACCCGTATCCGCATCGACGAGATCGGCGTGCTCACCCAGGTCCGGTGCGAGGTCACGGCGTTCGGCGGCGCGAGCCGTACCGGCAAGCTTGGTGTCTGGGCAGACGGCGAGGGCGAGCCTGGGAACCTGATCGCAGCGTCCGGTGAAATCTCGTTCGCAGCGAACGGCATCAAGACGTTCGACTGCTGGATCCCCGTCAACCGCGGCTACGTCTGGGTCGGCCTCGTCCAGCAGGGCACCGGCACCCTTCCGGCGATGCGGTCCGTCACCGACATCCGCGACACCCGCGGGCCGCAGGCCAACACGACCATCCTCGGCGGCGCCACCGCCGACATCAACGGCGTGCTGAAGACTGGGGTCAGCGGGGCACTGCCGGATCCCTTCGGCACTCCCACCGGCTACCGGCGCGGCAGTGGCGCCGCCGACAGCATCCCCCTGGTTGAGCTGGTCGTATCTCACCCGTTCCGGTAGCGTAGAGCCCATGCGCAGCGCGTGGACCCCGCACACCAAGACCGATCGTGGGACGATCTGGCGCCTCACTGGCCCCGGCGGCGCGCCCGTGCTCGACGAGCACGGCGAGCCGATCTTCAAGCACGTCATCGACGGCCCCCGTGCTCCGGTGGAAGCGGCTGCTGTGCCCAGCCCCCGGCGTCGTCCTCCCTGGGGGCAGGCGGCGCTCGTAGCCGGTGCTGTCGTCCTCGTCCACGACCTCGTGAAGGCCGTGCTCTAGTGGGCCTACAGGTCCCGTTCGGCGCGCTCAGCTCGGACCCTGCGCGAGCACTGCAAGAGATCGAGCGCAACACGGCCGAGCTCGTCCGCTACGTCAACGCGACGGCTTCGCTCGACGACGCTCGCCTCGACGCGATCGAAGCTGACGTCAGCACACTCCAGACGGACCTCGCAGCAGCTGAAGCTTCGATCGCCGGGCTGTTCGTCTCCGTGCTCACGCTGCAAGACGAGATGACCGCGTTCACTGGGGCGACCGGCGCGCTCGCCGACTACACCCCGACGTCGCCGGGCAGCTACACGACCTGGGACACGATCACCGTCACGAACCCGGACCCGACGGCCAACATGAACGTCTACGCCTCCGTCGTCGGCTACGCCGAGAACCTCGTGGTGCTCGCCACTGGCGTCGCTTTCGACGCCGCACTTCAGGTCTCCACCGACGGCGGCAGCAGCTGGACGACGGTCTCGAACGTCTTCGGCAGTACCACGTTCCTCACCGACCGCTGCCCCCTCGCGCTCACAGGCGCCCGGATCAACGTCAACCCGTCCGGCTCGATCCAGCTGCGCGCTCGCGTCCAGCACACTGGGACGAGCGGGCAGATGGCGTTCAAGGGCGGCACTGGCACCATCATCTGCACCCGAACCTAGGAGACGACATGGACATTCTGACCGCCGCCCAGTGGGGCCGCACCCTCTTCCCCGGGGCCTCGCTCGTACCTCTGGAGCACCCGGCCACCTACTGGGTCATCCACCACACCGCCGGGAGCACGTCCCGCACGCTCGCGGACGAGCTCCGCATGGTCAACGCCGACGCCCTCGAAGAGCGCAAGACCTGCATCGACTACAACTTCGCCGTCACCCGCGACGGCGAGATCGGCGAGGGCCGCGGCTGGGGCGTCGTCGGCGCGCACACCGGCGCCGAGGTGGCCACTGGCCTTCCCCGCGAGGGCGAGTCGTACAACGAGTGCGCCCACGCGATCGTATTCATCGGCAACTACGACGAGATCGACCCGACGCTCGTCCAGCTCGAAGCCGCCGCGTGGCTGATGGCCGAGGGCGTCCGGCTCGGGCACGTCGTGCCGACCTTCATCACCAAGGGCCACCGGGACACGAAGCCCACCGCCTGCCCTGGGGGTAGGCTCTACCCGCACCTGGACAACCTGCACCGTGCAGCGCTGGACAACCTGACCGAGGAGAACGACATGCCCCTGAGCAAGCACGACCTGGACGAGATCAAGCGGATCGTCGACGAGCTGCTCGAAGACCGGATCGGCGAGTGCGGCACGGACTCTCGCGGCAAGCCGATCAAGCGCTCCGTGGTCAACGCCATCAAGAAGTGGGTCAAGTAGCAGGGTCCCATGCAGACCACCGACGCCCGCCAACGGCTGCGGACGCTCGGGCAGTACGACCTCGGCGCCTGGGTCGAGGCCGCCACCGGTAACGAGCTGTGGTCCAAGCAGCGCGAGATCGCCAGCGGCCTGTCGGTCCACCGAGCCCGCCTGGCCGTGCCCTCGTGCAACGCCTCCGGCAAGACCTTCCTCGCCGCCCGCCTGGCGCTGGCGTTCTATGACGTCTACACGCCGGGCACCCCGTGCCTGAAGTGCGACCCCGATGGGACGAAGGGAGGATGCCGCGGGAGCAAAGTCCTCACAACCTCATCAAAGGAGACACACCTCAAGGACAACCTGTGGGGTGAGATCCGCATGACGATCGCCGCGCTGAAGCAGCGCGGCATCGAGATGCCAGGCACCCTGCCGCCAGAGGCGACCTTCCTGCTCGACAACCACGGCAACCACTTCCTCCGCGGCCAGGTGGCGACCAAGGAGGAGGGCTTCCAGGGCTACCACGCGGCGCACAAGCTCATCATCGGCGACGAGGCGACCTCGGTGGGCGAGGACGTGGCCCGCGGCATCACGTCGCTCATGGCGACAGCCGACACCCGGCTCCTCCTGATCTTCAACCCGACGACGCCGGACACCTACGCAGCGCAGATGACCCGGTCAGAGCGCGTGCAGACCATCAAGATCACCGCGTTCGACACGCCGCACTTCACCGGCGAGCACGTCCCCGACGGCTCCAACCTGACCACGCCGGAGTTCCTCGAAGACCTGAAGGCCCAGGGCATGGGCCCAGGCTCCTACGAGTGGACGACCCGTGTCCAGGCCGACTTCTGGACCCTCGGCGACGACGTGCTCATCCCTGAGCCCTGGGTCGACCGGGCGATCGAGGCCGCCGGTGACGAGTTCTCCGGCCAGGTGGCCCTCGGCGTCGACCTCGCATCGTACGGCTCCAACGAGAGCACCATCGCCGTCCGCCGCGGTGACACGCTGTCCAGCGTGACCGCCTACCCCGCCGGGCGGACCGACCACTTCATCATCGGCCCTGACGGCTTCGGCGGAGCTCCCGGCCCAGTGCGGCGCGCCGTCATGGACAACGGCCCGTGGCTCCTCATCTTCGACGCCGACGGTGTCGGCGCCGGTGCGGTCGGTGACTTCGACCGCCTGCACAAGTGGGCCGTGAAGAACGGCTACATGAAGCAGGGGAGCACGGTCATCGGCTTCCGCGGCGCCAAGAAGATCATGGACGCCTACCACAACGCCCGGTCGGCGTGGTGGTGGAGCCTGCGCAAGCGCTTCGAGCGCCCCGGCGGCATCTACCTGCGTGCCGCCGACGCGCTGCTCCGCAAGCAGCTCAGCCAGCTCACCTACAAGATCACCCCCGCGGGCGCGGTCCGGGTCGAGACCAAGGACGAGATGCGCAGCCGCGGCCTCCAGTCCCCCGACCGAGCCGACGCTGTGATGTACGCCTTCGCGTTCTCCGAGGATCTGCCCGACCCCAACATGGCTGTGGCCCAGTACGTCGTCTCCGAGGGCTACGTTGGTGACCACAGCGAGGCCGCGATGTGGGGCCGAATGGCGGAACACGCAACACCCAAGGACACCGATGCCGTGTTCGGCATCCCCGACGAGCTATGAGGTAGACGGATGGGAACCCACGGCATGTTCCGGCGCACGCTTCCCGGTGCGGTCAACGCGAAAGGGGCCTGCTACATCTACGGCAGCGCCGACGAGGGGATCGACACCAGTGTCTTCATCGAGGGCGAGGGCGTGCTGTTCATCGGCCGCGTCGCGCTGGAGGAGATGGCTGCGGTCATGGGCTACACCCTCCACGAGGAGGCCCGGACGGTCCAGCTGGAAGAGGACAACGCCTTCCTCCAGCACCGGATCGACGAGCTCGAAGAGCAAGTCGCAGCCCTCGAAGCCGACCTGGAGACGTTCGGCCGGGCGATCGCACAGGCCGCCCGGGTGAAGGCGGCCGACGCGTGATCGCCCTCTACGCGGTCATCGCCGTCGCGTTTGCGGTCACCGTGGGGATCGCCGTGGCGGACTACCACCGGGCCGAGCTCTACAGCCAGGCGCTGACCGAGGCGAAGGCCGAGAACGAGCGCCTGCGCGACCGGTTCATGGCCTACTCGCTCAGCGAGTACCGGCTGGGCCAGCAGCCGAACGGCAGCGACCCCATCATGCTGCCCGAGGCCCCGTACTCGACGTTCGACTCCGACCCGTTCGGGCTGTACGTCGAGCCCACGCCGGACCCCGAGTAGCCTGGCCTGATGGCACGCAAGCAGAGCTACGCGGTCCCGAAGGACCCCGACGAGCTGACCTCCTGGCTGAACGAGAAGCTGGAGAAGTCCCGCGCGCCGATCCCCGAGTTCCAGACCAAGCTGAACCTGTCCTTCGTGCTCGGCCACCAGTGGCTGGTCTGGGACAACAACAAGCGGCAGCTGCGGCGTCCGGCGGCCCGGTCCGACGGGCCCAACGCGCCGGTGCGTATCACCGTCAACAAGATCGGCGGCATCGTCGAGCGCGCGGTGGCGAAGCTGGTCAAGAACGCCCCGATCCCCGAGTGCCGCCCGGTGTCCGACGACGACCAGGACGTGAGCGCAGCGCGCGTCGGCACGCGCATCCTCTCGCACGAGCTGGACCGACTCCACTGGCGGAAGTACCTGACGGACTTCCTGTTCTGGCCGGTCTCTACCGGCTGGGCCTACTCCTACATCTACTGGGACCCGACCGCCGGGCCGGTCGTCGCCACGAGCGAGGACGGCAAGCCGGTCCACGAGGGCGACGTCTGCATCGAGACCGTCCCCGGCCACGAGCTCGCCGTCGACCCGAGCGCCCGCGAATGGCACAGCGCCAAGTACGCGATCCGCACCGTGTCGATGACCCGCGAGGCCGTCTGGGAGAAGTGGGGCCTCGACGTCGACGCCGGGACCGAGCCTGCGCGCCCGCTCCTGCAGGAAGTGCTCGCGCTCGCCTCGCACGACTACAACAACAACAACGCTGGCGAGTGGGTCAGTGTGCACCAGCTCTGGATGAAGCCCTGCCGCGCGGCCAAGGACGGCATGGTCGTCACCTGGACCGGCACGACGATCATCGAGAAGCCCAAGCCGTTCCCGTACGAGCACGGCGACCTGCCGTTCGTGCCGATGGACTGGCTGCCCGGCATCGGCACTCGTGAAGGACGCACCTGGGTCACCGACCTCGTGCCGATGCAGGCCGACTACAACGACGCGCGCTCGCGCGAGGCGACGATCCGCCGCCAGCTGACCCCGAAGATCCTGGCGCCGGTCGGCTCGATCGACCCGCAGCGCGTGACGTCGCGCGTCGAGGTGGTCCCCTACATCCCGACCGCTGGCGAGCCCAAGATGTTCATGCCCGACAGCGGCTGGATGAACCAGTACGAGGCTGGCATGAACCGGACCGAGGGCGAGATGGGTACGCGCGCTGGCATCAGCGAAGCGTCCCAGGGGCAGGCGAGCGCGTCGACTCCGGCGGCCGCCATCCTCGCCCTGCAGGAGGCCGACGACACCAAGCTCGCGATCACGGCCACCCAACTGGCCGACTACACCACCGGCGTTGGCCGCCACATCCTGCTCCTCGCCCGGCAATACTGGGACGAGCAGCGCACGGTGCGGGTGTACTCCGAGGAGAACGTGCTCGACGCGTTCCGCTACACCGGTGCCGACATCCAAGACCGGCTCGACGTGCACGTCACGCCGGAGAGCGCCCTGCCGCGCTCCAAGTCGGCCCGCGTACAGCTCATCCTCGAACTGCACGCCCGTGGCCTGATCCAGAACGCGCAGGACGTGATCCGCATGCTCGACATCCCGGGCACCGACTTCATCGTCCGACAGTTCGACCTGGACACGCGCAAGCAGCACCGCGAGATCAGCAAGATCCTCCAGAGCGACGAGGACCCGCAGGTCGCGCCGTGGGACAACCACCTCGTGCACATCGAGGCAATCAACGGTTTCCGCAAAACCGTGGATTACGAGAAGCTGCCCGTGGAGACGCGTGCGCGCGTCGACGCGCACGCGGCCGTCCACGAAGGGCTCGTGCTCCAGCAGCTCGGCGTCCCACTCCCGACACCGGCGCCGTTCGACCCGAACGCCCGCGAGGCGGCCGACGCTGTCACCGCCGGTGGCCGCGGCGGCCCGGGCGGCTACCTGCTCGACCCGCTCACCGGCAAGCCGCCGGACCCGCTCCAGGTCGCGTCAGGGCAGGCGCCCTCGCCGGTCACCGACGACGGGATCTACAACCAGGCGGGCATCGGCCAGGGAGCAGGCTCCCCTGGCCGCGTCCCCGGCATCCCGGCTGACAACCAAGCCGCAAGCATGGGCCGATAGAGTCGTCCCACAACGCCAACCGGAAGGAACCGTCATGTTCAAGCCCTTCATCGCCTTCGCCGACGACGAAGCGCTCGCAGCCGAGGCTCCCGCGGAAGCGTCCGGCAGCGGCGACTACATCGCCGACACGCTGGCCGAGGCAGCAGCCGCGGACGCAGCCCAGGCCACGCCGGTCGAGCCCGAGCCGGTTGCCGACCCCTACGCCGACTTCGGCGGACGCCAGCAGGTCGAGGACGCTGTCGCCCTGTCGCGTGCGCTGAGCACCGAGGCTGGCGTGCGCGCGATGGCCGTCGAGACGCTGAAGGCGCTCGGCCTGTCGCCCGCTCAGATCGAGGCAACCCTGTCAGGGGAGCAGGCTCCGAGCGGAGCGCCGCAGGAGCCTGCTCCCGACCCGGTCTTCGGCGACCTTGCCGACGAGGACGTGGTCACCGTGGCCGACGTCAAGCGGCTGCTGGAGCAGGTCAAGCAGGAGGTCAAGCAGCCGTGGGAGCAGGCGGCCGAGGCTCAGCGGCAGCAGGCGGCCGGGACGGCCGTCGACAGCACCCTGGCCGAGCTCGGCGTCAGCGACCCCGACACGGCCCAGCTGGTCCTGCTCGAAGCCTCGCGCATCCTGCCCCGGGACGAGTGGGACCCGACGCGGATCGCCGAGGCCGTCCGCCAGGGTCACGCACAGCTCGTGGTCAAGCTGGAGAAGGCCCGCGAGAACTACGTCAAGGGCAAGGTCGAGAAGGCCGACGCGCTGCCGACGCACATCGGCGACACGAGCGGGAGCTCCGGCGGATCGCCACTGCCGGAGCCCAAGGATCTGCAAGAGGCGTTCGCCCGCGTGCGCGCCGAGATGCGCCAGGCTGGCTAACACAACCTGACGTGGACTGGGCGCTATACTGCGCACCATGCCCCAGAACCTCACGGACTTCAACAACGCGCTGAAGAACACCTACGGCCCCGGCCTGCGGAACGCGATCAACGGCAGCAACCCGATCCTGACCGAGGCCGTGACCGACAAGGAGAGCGTCTCCGGTCGCAAGGCGATCTGGAGCATCCACTCCGGGCGCTCGACGTCGACCAGCGCGCGCGCCGAAGGCGGGACGCTGCACGCGGCGGACCGGCAGCGCTACCTCGCGCCCGAGGAGTCGCTGAAGTACATCTACCACACCATCAAGGTGTCGGGTCAGGCGAAGCACCTCACCCAGAACGACTCCGGTGCGTTCACCCGCGCGCTGGAGTCGGAGCTCCGCGGTGCCGAGAAGGACGTCAAGAACGACCTCGCTCGGCAGATCGTCGGCCAGAAGCTGGCAGGCGGCGACAGCGTGCTCTACTCCGGCGTCATCGGCTCGCTGTCGGCGGACCCGGGCACCGGCACGACCCTGACGCTTGCCAACGAGGCAGAGTCGATCATGCGCCACTTCTTCGTGGGCATGGTCATCCAGGCCGTCGACGGCACGGCCAACCCGCCCGCCGTGCGCTCGGGCGGCCCGTACACCATCTCGGCGATCAGCAAGTCGGCCCGCACGCTCACCATCTCGGCTGCCGCCGACGCGTCGCTCGCGTCGGGCGACTGGATCGTTCGCGCAGGTGCGGCCGCGATCGGCGAGACCAACCTCGGCGCTGAGATCAACGGTCTCCGCCACCTCGTCAGCACCCAGACCTACGCGGGCATCAACCCGTCGACCAACCCGGTCTGGGGCGCCCTGTCCGCAGGGTCGAGCTCGACCGGCATCAGCGAGGTCGTCATCGACGAGGCGATCGAGGCGGTCGAGACCGACGGTGACGGCAGCACGCCGACCCTGTTCCTCGCCGAGCACACCCAGCGCCGCAAGCTGGCCTCGATGCTCCAGTCGCAGAAGCGCTACGACGGCCGCGAGACCACGCTGAAGGCAGGCTGGCGCGGGCTCGACGTCTGCGGCGGCACACTCGTGGTCGACCGCTACATCCCGACCACCGAGATGTACGTCCTCACGCCGAGCGAGCTCGCGTGGCACGTCGGGCTCGACTGGGACTGGGACGACGACGACGGCAAGGTGCTCTACAAGGCGCTGGACGGGTCGGACGCGGTCGAGGCGCGCTACAAGGCGTACGTCAACCTGAACACCTACACCCGCAACGCCCACGCGAAGGTCACGCTCGCCGCGCCGACCTTCTAGCGCAACCCCCTGAACGAGGGCCCGGGGTCGCGTACCCCGGGCCCTCTTTCGTCTACGGGGTACTCTGGACGAATGCGCACCCACGCCGATGTCGCCCTGCCCGCCTACGAGGCCACCGTGGTGGCCGATCAGCTTGTCGAGGGGCTCGGCACAGCTGGCTGGCGGGGCGACCCGCGCCTGGAGCTCCGCATCGGGATCCTGGCCGCCAACACCGGCGGCCTCGACCCCAAGCTCGGGCGCTGGGTCGACAAGGGCGAGGAGGTCGCCCGCCGCTACGAGGTGTGGCGCCACTGCGAGGACGGTGTCGACCGCCGCCTCGGCTCCTGGCTCCCCGACCAGCTCCACGAGATCATCCCCGACCTCGTGAAGATGGACCCGTCGAGCCCGGCGCATGTGAGCACTGAGGACCGCATCGATGCGCACAACCGCCGCAAGGAAGCCGAGCTGGCGATGCAGATGCAGGACACGCTCGGTGAGATGATGGAGCACGGCAACAAGCTCTTCCACGACCTCACGCAGCCCCGCAACGTCTTCCGTGGCATCCCCGGCCTGAACCCCGACAAGCAGGACTAACGTGCCGTCCAATTCTCACATCCGCTGGCTCGACATCACGGACTTCGCGCCGGGCGTCTTCGCGTCGGACGTGGACGCCGACGTGCTGCTGATGCCCGAGAACGCGGCCCAGCTGATGGAGGACTGCTTCCCCCAGCCCGGTGGTGGCCTGCGCGCCTTCTGGAAGGCCACCGCCGTCAGCACGAGCGGGCTCAACAACTCCGACCGGATCTGCACCGGGCTCGGCATGCACTCTGGCCTGTCGGCCAACGGGCTCGGCGGAGACGGCATCGACCGCTACGTCGCCATGATGGGCAGCACAGACGCCAAGCCGCGCCTGTTCCGCCGCGATGGCACCGACGGCGAGACCGTCTTCACGCAGAGCAAGGTGCTCGTCGAGGCCGACAACGGCGATGCCGTCTGCGCGCACAGCACCCTGCTCCCGTTCATCGGCAGCGCCGGGGTGCGCTACATGCTCTGGGTCTGCCGATACACGGCCGACCCCGCCGAGGTCACGAGCGCGTCCGGCAACGGCGAGGGCCTGTACCGCGCCCGCTACGACACGTCGGACGTGGAGCAGATCAACGGCGACATCGGCCCGATGACCGTCAACCAGGCGCGCGTGATCCAGACGAAGGGCATCGCGAGCGAGATCCCGAGCCGCGTCTTCTACGGTGAGCCCGGCACCTCTGGGACGCTGCTCGCGGACAACACGCCCGACAAGACTGACCTGACCCCGAGCGGGTCGTTCCACACGCAGTACGTCGACATCGCGCCGTCCCAGGACGGCGCCGCCATCCTGATGCTCGCCGGGACCGAGCCGAGCGACATCCTCGTCGGCCGGGCCAACGCGCCGTGGGCGTCGATCCAGGGCAACATCGAGGACACCGGAACTCCAATTCGTGAATTGGCGGCCGGGATTACGCCCGGCGCCTTCGTCCAAGACCCCTGCCGGACGCCCTACGGCCTTGCCTTCGTCGTCCCCGGCCGCGGCATCCACATCACGAACGGACGCGACTTCACCGACATCAGCGCCGGGCAGACGCCGGGGATTTTCAAGCCCGATGTCGGCGGCGCCGTGGACTTCAGCAGCTGGGGTCAGATGGCCTTCAACCACCAGTGGCTGTTCACCCGTGGCGGGTACGTCTACGACTTCGAGACCAAGTCCTGGTTCCGGCTCAGCGCGGCCATCGACGCCGTGCACTGGGTCACCTCGCAGAACGACTACCGCGTGTGGGGCGTCGACGAAGGTGCCGGCTTCGGCATGTACGAGTACCGGCCCTACGACGACCTCGGCTCAGCGACGAGCCAGCGCTGCGACAGCTACACCTGGCGCTCGGCGGCCTGGCACCAGCCGGACGGCCGCGAGACCCGCATCCGCGAGGTCGAGGTCTTCTACCGCGCCCCAGCGGCCGGGTCCTTCACGCTCACGCGCCGCAACGCGTTCGACACGGGCGCGATCGTGCGCGCGTCCGACGTGACCGCGGGGCGCGGCAAGGTCCGCTTCCTCCTGCCGAACAACGGGAGCGAGTACCAGGACATCACCATCGAGGCCGCGGCCGAGACCAGCACCGACGAAGCCCCGATCATCGAGCGCATCCGGGTCGGGTTCGCCCCGGGGCACGCCACCTACTAGGCCCGGTAGGCTGTACCGGTGACCACCTTCGCCGACCTGAAGACGCGGTGCGCCAGCCGGTTCCGTGACTCCGCCAACGACGTGGTGTCGGCCACCGAGTGGGGCGAGTACATCAACGACGCCCTGCGCCACATCTACAGCCAGCTGCCGTGGCTGCCGATCCACGATGGACGCGCCACCGTCTCGCTCACTGCCAACACCGCCACCGGCACGCTCCCGACCGACACCTATCAGGTGCACGCGGTCTACAACACGACCGACGACTTCCCCCTGGAGCCGATCTCGAACCGAGCGGCCTACCAGGAGATGTTCGCGCCCACCGACCGTGGGACGCCGGAGTTCTACAGCGTCCGCGGCTCCGTGATCGAGGTCTATCCGACGCCCGACCGCGACGTGAGCCTGCAAGTCGACTACGTCGGCTCGGTGACCCTGCTCACGAGCACTGCCGAGCCTGCCTTCCCCGAGCAGTTCCACCACATCCTCGTGGAAGGGGCACTCGGCCTGGCCTACGCCGACGACGGCAACGACGAGCAGGGCGACCGCCACTGGTCCAAGTTCGAGACCGGCCTCGTCGACATGATCGTGTTCCTCGGCACGCAGCGCACCGGCGCCCACATGGGGATCACGGACACCTTCTTCGACTAGCCTGGGGCTATGCCCGCAGCGTCGATCATCCCGACCGGCCAGAACATCAGCCAGGCGAACACCTACCTCGACGAGGCGTCGCGGCAGGTGCAGGAGGGATACACCCGTACCGACGCCGGGACCGCCCAGCGCCGCCTGACCACGGGCTTCGAGCGCATGCTCCCCCAGCTCCAGTCGAGTGCGGCCGCCGGTGGGCAGTTTTACTCCTCGAACCGCAAGCGCGATGAGCAGTACGCGGCGTCCGACTTCCTCGAAGGCAGCTTCGACATCCAGCAGCAGATGCAGCGACGGCTCGACGACTTCACGCGCCAGCGCCTCTACGCCTCCGTTGGCCTGATCGGCGTCTAGACTCGGGGGATGCCCAGCGCTCAGCAGCCGACCCAGCGGCGCACCCCGTGGAACACCGGAGCACAGCCGCTCCCCCAGCTGACGCCGGGCAAGCGCACGACCCCCTGGGACACTGGCGCCCCTCCGCTCGCGGCCAACGCGGGAGCCGGTGCGCTCGGCGCAGCGGCCGGTGGCGCGCTCGCCAACCTCGGGTCGCAGGTGATGGTCCCACAGATCGACACCGGCTACATCGATCAGTTCAACGGATCGCTCGGGTCGGCGCGCGGCATGATCGACACCCAGCTGGCCCAGGGCCTCGCGTCGCTGCGAGCGTCTTCGGACAATTCGGCCAAGGTGCTCGCAACCCTCCCGAAGGCCCTGCAGGACAGCTACGCCCTGGCCGCCGGTCAGCTGGAAGGCGCGCAGCAGGTCGCAGGAGACGCTGTGGGCGGCGCTGTGGCGTCCCCTGCGGCGCTCGCGCCCATGAGCGCCGCCATCAGCGCGAACCAGGCTGGGAACGCCGCCACGGCGCCCCTGCTGGACCAGGCGCGCCTCTCCCAGCAGAGCGCTGGCGAGAACCAGCTTCGCGCGTCCGCCATCGAGGCTCAGGCCCGGCTCGACGCCGAGGCCCGCCAGGCGGCGATGGCTGCTGCGTCGATGCGCCAGGAGGCCGAGATGGCCCGCTGGCAGGCGCAGCGTGAGGACCAGCAACGCCGTCAGGAGCGCAACTGGGCCGTCGAGGACCGCGACTACGCAGCTCAGTACGAACGCGACGCACTGGAGACCCGCTACGCCGACGCCGACCGTGAGCGTCGCGCGAACTACCTGACCGAGAGCGGCTGGTCGGGCACTCCCGAAGAGTACGATGCGATCTTGCAGTCGCCCGAGTACAAGCGGGCCGTGCGCGAGCTGACCGGTCAGGCGTCCGAGACGAAGCGCAAGGGCTGGTTCGAGGGCGGGCGGCCCGTGTGGCTCGGCGGCGACCCGCTCCCGTACAAGAACGTCACGATCGACCTCAGTCCCGAGGACATCTACAAGAAGTACGGGAACAACCCGCGGCTGCTGGAGGCGCTCCTCCTCACGCAGGCCGAGATGCGCCCACAGGGGTAGTCCGTGCCCGTCAACAACATCCTCGCTCGCCAGGCGGCCAGTCAGTCTGCCTCGTACACCCAGGGTGGAGGTGACAACGGCTGGTGGCCGGACTTCCTACCTCAGTTCGGTGGCACGACGCTGCTGAAGGAGCTGAGCTCGATCCCCTCCGGGCTCATCCGCCTCGCCGCGTCTGCTGCCCCCGGCGGCGTGAAGTCGCAGCTGCCCACCGCTGGCCGCGCCATCCTGGGATCGGCGCTCGGCACCGTCTCGACCATCGCCAAGCCGTTCGGGATCCCCGGCACCGAGTGGAACCTCGGTGACAAGATCATCGAACCGCTCGGCGAGCAGGCGCTCGGCGAGCAGTTCAAGCCCCAGGACTTCTTCGAGAAGGCCCGAGACCGCGGCATCCTGCCCGCCCTCGTGGAAGATGTAGGCAACGTCGCCCTCGGCGCTGGGGCCGTCAAGGGACTCGCGACCAAGGGCGCCGCAGCCGCCGCCGAGGGCGGCAACGCTGCGCGTGCCGCCGAGCTCACCGCGCGGGCCTCGAAGCTGGAGCCCTTCGCCCACCCCTACGTCTTCACCGGCGAGAAGCTGGCCGATCTTGCCATCGCCGCCAAGCGCGCCACCAACCCCGTCACCACCGTGGCCGAGGGCATCGGCAAGACGCCGCTGGAGACCCTCGACGACGTCGACCAGGCGCCCACGCCCGAGAGCATCCAGGCGAACACCGAGGCACGCCAGTCGCTCATCGAGGCCCAGAACGTCACCAAGGCCGCAGCCGGGACGATCCAGGCCCGCGCCGGTGCCCGCGAGCTCATCGACGACACCGTCACCGAGGGCCTCAGCTCCGAGCGCGCCGTCGCTGACGCCGGACAGGGCCGCCCTGGCCGTGCGCTCAACCAGGAGGCCCTGCGCGAGCACAACAGCACCCTGCCCGAGCCGGAGCCCACCGTCACGCTCTACCGCGACGCCGAGGGCGGCCGGTGGGTCGAGGACGCCAAGCAGAGCACCCCCGACCCCGAGGGCGTCCGCTACAAGGTCGAGGTCCCCAAGTCCCAGTGGACCGGCGACGGCCAGCTCCCCGAGAAGTGGGAGAAGGTCCCCGAGGCCGTCGACGGCCCCGACACGCCCACGGTCCGCCAGCGCGAGAAGGGCAAGTCGCGCGTCACCGACGCCGAGAGCGACACCCTGCGCGCGGCGGAGGCGTCTGCTCGCGCGGAGTTCCCCGTCCCCGAGACCGTACGGGCAGCCGCTGCGCGCGTCGAGCCCGGCGCCTGGGCCGTTCGCGCCGTCGACAAGCTCCCCGACGTCGCCAAGCGCACCCTGGCCGCCTTCGAGGGGCCCGTCACCAAGTCCCGCATCCGCCGCGTCGAGCGCGAGCTCAGCCGCCACATCCGCATCGCCCAGTCGATGGCCCGGTCCAGCGAGGCCGTGCAGGCGAGCACGAAGATCGCCGAAGACCTCCTGCGTGCCCTGCCCGAGCTCGACCGGTTCGACGTCTCGCGCATGATCGGCCAGGAGATGGCCGCCCGCCTCGACGGCACCGACTTCATCGAGGCGATGGTCCGCTCCGGCGGAGGCAAGCCCGAGACCCAGGCCACCCTCCGCTCGATGGCTCGCCGTGGCTTCGACGGCGTGCCCGACGAGATCAAGGCGCGCCTCGGCGACCAGTGGGAGCCGATCGACGCCGCCATCAACAGCGCCGTCGACGCCTGGAAGGCTGAGCGCGGCTACGCCCTGCGCCAGCTCGTCGCCAGCTCGAAGGGCACCAAGGGCCTGGAGCACGCGATTCTGGAGACGGACTCGCCGATCCTGACCCGCGCCCAGCTGCGCAAGTACAACAAGGCGATGCACGACATGCGCGTCGCGGAGAAGCTGCGCAAGCGCGGCGTCGACGAGCGCGCCCGCGTGGGCGCCGAGCGTGCCCGCAACAAGGCGCTGCAGGAGATCACCGGGAAGCGCATCGGCAAGGCCCAGGGTCGCCTGAAGGAAGCCAGCGTACGCGCGTCCGAACTGCGGAAGCCGCCGGTGCCGGGCGTCAAGCTGCTCGACCAGGCCATCGACGGCGTGCTCGAAGGGCTCGCAGCGAACGGCGGCGACGGCGTCACGTTCAACCCGCAGACTGGCGCCGTCGTCAACCGTACCGACGGCTTCAGCGTCGGCATCGGCGACGGGCTCGGCGAGAAGCAGGCCCTGTTCGACGTCGACGAGGCCACGTTCGCCGCCAACCACCGCACCCTGATCGGCGACCAGCTGACCGCCAACATGGACGCCTGGTACAACCCCGCAGCCAACTTCGGCCTGTGGCGCTACACCGACGGCAACGGCATGACGCGCTACGCCGCCGACATCAGCCTCGTCGTCGAGTCCCGCGCCGAGGCCGTGCTCATCGGCGAGGCGTTCAAGCAGGACGCGATCTACGCCTTCGGCGCTGGTGACGTCAGCCTGTCGCAGGTCCCCCAGGTCCAGGCCGTCGCCGCGCACTACCTCGACGACGCCCTGAACCCCGGCACCAGCCCCGTCATGCGCGTGTGGCGCGAGATCGAGGCCGCCGCCCCCAACATGGCCGTCGCCGAGATCGACGACGCCATGCGCGTCTGGATGCACTACGACTACGCACTGCACCGGACCGGCCACGAGCTGCGCACGTTCTTCAAGAACGCCAAGGTCGACACCGGCGTGCGCCTGCCCTCGGCCGACTACCTCGCACAGACCGTGCTCAACATGAGCACCGACGAGG